CTCACTATAGGAACCCTCTACACCTGAGACTTTCAGGGTAGGGTAACTCGCGATCTCAAAGCGAGTGGGTACCTTATTGTCGACATAGAATGGGATTACCATCGAACGGAGTGTATCATTTGACACACCTCGGCTCTTTGGGCCCACCTCTATAGCCATCAATGGCTCTTCCCGTGAGGGATAAGACCAATGGTCGCCAGTATCGTAAGACAATCTGCTATTGCAGGTGCCCTCCTTTACCGAAAACCAATGGATTAGAGCTCCAGCCTCAGGCCTAGACGAATTCCGTGTTTTACGGATAAGTCTGGCTCGAGGACGATGTCCCGTGACGAGGCTATCGATCCGTTCAGGATCAACGCCTCCCCATAGGGACTCTGGAATCGCTTTAGCCCATTTCTTATGAAAAGAAAGGACGTCTTGATTTAAGATTAAACCAAAACCTCTACCATCCCAAGAAAGGAGACGGTTAAGTAAGCGGATGATGTCGGTCTTTGTTTTGACCGGCTCCCGTATATAAAACGGGGTGACATCCCATTGGTGATCATAGTGTTTACCACAACTCTCTCGAAACGAACCAGTCCAGTTCGACTTTTTGGAATTAACCTTAAAGCCAAACCACCCAAAAATTTGGGCTAAGAACGGGGCTGTCTTTTGAGAGCATATGATATCGTCACCATAAACACTTATGCGGCCCTTTGTGCCAAGCTTTCGAGCTACTGCGCGCGTTAGCGCCCAGAATATTAAGCTCTCAAGTTCAAAAGTGAACCCATTCCCCATCGATGAAAACATCTCAAGGGTATGGATACTGCCATCAGGCAGGTTCACCGTTTTGACACGAAGGTCATCAAGCAACGAATACCACTCAAAAGGTAACAGTTCGAAAACGAGCTGTCGAGTGATAGAGTCGCTTGCAGCAGAAAGATCAATCGTCGCGAGGCCGTCCGCAAGTGCGGATTGGGCTAAGCGTTGATTAACAGTTTGGTCTCTAAGATCGATTCCAAACTTCAGCAAGTTATCCCGAATATGGGTACCTACTGCTCTCTGCAAGAACATATTAATCTCGGGCTCTTTACAAGCCACGCGATCTATGTCCGCATTTTTAGGGACAGTGAAGAGCACACTCTCCTCCTGCAATTCCACCGTCTGATCCTCAAGTATCGTATTACTCGATACACGAGACCAGTGGGGTAGGGCTGCCGAAGAAACGTGTGCAATGCCAGAACACTTTAAAGCTGCAGCAAAAATGCTGCGCTTAACTCTGGTTGACGCGCCGTTAGAGTGACGGGAATTGACCAAGATGGCCGATCCCTTAAACTCACCTAAGACTTTGGCCACATCATTGCGAGCGTGAAATAGAATATCATCGCTCGTAATTCCGTAGCCAAAATATGTGTCTCCAAGTTGGATACGCATATTCGCACTAGAGTTGTGTCTTTCGATCCCAAGCCACTTTGATAGGGCGGCTTCGAAACGCATATCAGCAGGGGTAGTAGATGTGTCGCAGTACTTCGAGAGAAGTTCCGCTTGCAAATATTTACCCTTGAAACCTTCAGTAACGGACAGTTTGTCAACAAGATCGACAAGCTCTGTCTGAAAGGAAGGTCCGATATGCTCTGGAAGGTAGTTGGCGCACGCATTAGTTGCGCGCTTCCTACGTTTACTACTCCGGGGTTTACCCCTCGTTGCAGCGAACTGTCTGTATGATACAGTCATTTCTGAGTCCTTTATAGGATTTTCAAGATCAGTCCGAAGACTATCGAGTGTCATGAAGTATCCGACACCGCAAACCTTTACAGGTAGTGGTCCGGGGTAGTTCAATCGCTCGAGCGTCGTCCAACGGGACCGAAGGAGTAGACAGCAAGGGATTAGCCCTGCTATCTAACACGATCGGGTTCTTCACAAGCAGATATGCTGTGGAGCCCATTAGTACGAAAACCGTCACAAGTAGGAGGGCAACAAAGGAGTGCCGAGCTACAAGTAAGAAGAGCCAGCGGGTGGCAATGAAGCTACCCACTAGTACATTCCTTCCAGGCCAACGATAACATCGTTAACGAAAGTCTGGGACGGATTGGTCAGGTTGTGATGTTTCCCAACCAGATTGGCGCGTTCTTGCTCAGTAGAGTCCTTCGAGAACATATAGGTCGTAGTAACTGACCCGAAACGTTCTTTCGTGGACCGATCAACACCGTTGATCGTTTCTGTAACAATTACAGGATCTTCCATGGAAATCTGGGACTTATAGACACCATTTCCGGTTACTCGGCTTGACATGTTTAGTGTCTCGTCGCCGAATGGTACGCCGTCGGATACACGCCACTTCTTGATATCCCCATCAGGGGTAGAAGGAACGTATACGTGATCAACGGGTACGGTCTCACGGTCTTGAACCGTGATGCTGGTAAGAGCGGGCATATGTTAGCCCTTTCTTGGTTGGCAAGCAATAAATTATTAAAGCTTGCTGATTTGGCTCACTAAGGAGGCTAGAACTAGCCCCTGAGAAGCATTCAGGCCAAAGTTGTATACTAAGTCCTGTTTAGGAAAGTCGAACATTGGTGTTCGATACATTCCAAATTCCTTCACTTTTCCTTGTGGTCTACTACCAGATTTCACACCCTTAGGTTGGTTGTGAGAGGTAACAGTCACATCGGTTTTCACAAAAGTGGTTTCATAGCCACTTTTAAATGTGAGACCAATACCGGCTGACAAGCCAGAAAGGTAATCACCAACTGATAAGAACCAGTCAATGACGAAGGACATTGGCAGTAGCTCCCAGGCTAGCGCAAAAGGGTTAATAAGACCCATAGCGTTTAAACCTGCAAGAGCGGGGTCCGAGACCTTATAACTAACGCCGACTTCGACGCCGTGGGTCATCGTACCTACTACGTGCTCCGTATTCACCCAAAAGGGTGCTTTGGAGTCAGTCACTACAGCTTTGGCTCGTAACATTGAGTCATCACTGTTCATGATTTTACTTATGCTGTCATGCATGTTGTAAATATCATTGATGATCGGTTGCACGCCAAATTTGAAGGCGAGAAACTGACCAGCGACAGAGGAGTCTAGTTCACCTGCTGTATAGCCGAGTTCTTTAGCGGCTTTGCCCCAATTATGATATGAGGCATACAGTAGAGCTCGTCCTACACGCGCGATCTGCTCACCAAGAGCAGACGTTGTGTGTAAAGCTTCACCAAATGTTTGACCGAGGTTAACATCTGATGCGGCTATTTTGGACAGGCATCTATTCCTAGCGCGACCCACCAAGTTTGATGGGACGATAGGAAGGTGGACTTCGCCTGAGGACACAAGTTGTATCCACTGCACTTGAGGATAACGCGTTCCAGAGTATTGCTTGGTATAGTAATGATACTTACCGTCGCAATGGACTCGAGATGGTGCGCCGTCCTCGACATAGTGCATAGTCAGGGGCTCGCAAGAGCGCCTGTAGGCGGAGTAACCAGTTGCTTCGAAATGGTTGCCGGACGTAAGTTCGGCTCGGGCACTTTCAGAGGCGACAAAGCCGCCTGTGTAGGTACCCATTTCATTCGAGTAACATGGTACTAGTGGGTAACGGGTCACATCATATGACCAGGCACCTTGTGTGGATTTGTAATCTCGCATAAGCTTTCCTTCCATAAGTGGACGGAGCCCACACTAAGACTACGAGAATTATACGGTTATGAAGCGTATAAACTGACAGCTGAATGCTAACAGTACAATCACATTCCAGTGATTGGTTCTCTGAACCATGGTTATCCATAGGTTCCCTGAGTAAGTACTCAGGCCTTCACAAACACTAAGAAATGTTTGCGAAGTGA